AGCCGGTTGCGGTTGTTATCAGGTTGCGCAGAGCGCCATCCGCTTTATCAAATACATCAATCTTCAACCCGTTCCACGCGGCCTGGAATCGGTTGATATCGCCGTCAAGATTATCGGTCTGCACGGACGCCGCAAGCGCGGTACTGCCTTTTGCCCCCTGCAACTGCTGGCGTTTTTCATCAAGCGATCCATCACCCGCAGCGGAAGCCAGCGCCCCCGCGGCTTTTATGGCATCCGGAGTCTGAACATGGCGCAACATCGCGCTGAGCGCGTCCCCGGCGGCGGCGCCTTTCATCCCTTTTTCCGCCAGAACGCCAAGCAGCGCGGTGGTCTCTTCAAGCCCCATACCGGATGCACCCGCAGCAGGCGCAGCGGAGGTGACGGCCGCCACCATCTCAGCGAGGCTGGTATTTGAAGAGGTAGATCCGCGCGTAAGCACATCTGCGATGCGTCCCGCGTCAGTATCGGCCAGGCTATACGCGGCCTGCGTGCTGGCGATCATATCGGCTGCGTTAGCCGCGTCGACACTCCCCGCCAGGCTGAGGTTGACCGTTGGCGCGGTGGCCGCAAGCAGCCCATCAGCGTCATAGCCTGAACGAGTCAGTTCGGTTTGTGCCCGGAGGACCGTGTCTGCAGGTACGCCGGTGCTGGCACTGACCTCCCGCGCCTGCTGGCGAATTGCCTCAAGCCGGGGATCCCCCTTCGCCAGACCAAGGTTTGCCTGAATGGCCGATATCTGCTTTTCAAAGCTGATGCCTGGCGCCATAAACCGGGACGTCTGGTCAAAGCCCGCTTTTGCGATACCCAGGCCCGCATTCGCAAGCTGACCCACCCGCGCGGTAACGCGTTTGCCTGACTCGTAGCGATTCTGAACGGTACTCAGCCGCTCCTGCTGCTGATTGACGCGGGCCAGCGCATCACGCTGTCGGTTAAGCTGCTGCGTTTTTTCGCTGATGTGCGTTCGTAAACGACGCTCATCCGACGAGAGCGTGCGCGTGTTGACTCCCGCCTGAGCGAGTTCAGTGCGCTGACACTGTACCGAGTAGCGTAAGCTGTTGTACTCAAGCTTAAGGTCGGCCGCCGATTTTCGGGCTGCAGTCAGCGCATCAGCCTGTGCCTGAGTGGGGTTTTGCGTGTTTTTAAACTGCACCGCGAGCGCCGCGGCCTGCTGTTTCGCCTGAGCAAGCGACTGCTCCGTCGTGGCGAGCTGGGCGTTTGCTTTTCTGAAGCCGTTAATACGCCCCGCCTGCTCATCGAGCGCCCCCAGCGCCGTCTGCGTATCGCGGATATCGCTCGCGAGAGTGAGGCTGGCGTTCTGGAGAGCGTTAAGCGGTCGGGTTGCCCGGTCGACTGCCTTAAGCAGCTCCTGAAGACTGACATTATTACTCATGGTGGTTTCCGCTTCGCTGCAGCGCTTTTTCGCGCCATAAGAGGAGTTCGGTCACGCTAAGGGAGTACAGTTCTGACGGCGGCCAGTGAAAGATCACCGCGATATCCGCCATCAGATCGTCGACCGACACATTTTCGGGAAACTTCAGCGAGCCGAAGCCGGTGACAAAAAACCGATCACCTTACCTGCAAAAGAGAGCAGATCGCAGGCATCCAGGCGCGCAACCTCATGCTCGGTCAGCGCCGGCGAGGTCATTCGCGGCAGAACCTTAATCAGCGCATCGACGTCAGATTGCGCCAGCGACGCCAGCGATACGCCGCGCAGGGTCCCCGCATTGGGTTTAGACACCGTCACCTTTTCAATTTTTTGCTCACCGCGCTGAACGGGGCTATCAAGCGTGACGATATGTGGGTTTTCACTTTCGTTCATGGCGGTCTCGTTGATATTTTCCATTTCGTTACTCTTCAGAAAGTTAACTCACCGGCCGGTCATCCCGGCCGGTTAAAGGGTTACAGGCCGATGGCCTTACGGTGTTCTGCCAGGCGATCGACGCCATCGACTTTGAGCACCATGTTGATGATGTCGATTTCGATGATCTCTTTGCCATCAATGGTCAGCTGGTAGTAAGCGCACTCGGTGGACATCTTGGTGGTGCCGCTCTCGCCCTGCTTGTTTTCACCGCCATCAAACTCTTTATGACGGCCGCGCATGACGATTTCGACGGCGGAGATTTCGCCGGTATCATCACGCTGATAAGAGCCGGTAAAGCGCAGCGGCACGCTGTCCGCGCCCGGAGAGGCGTACTGCGCCCACAGAGCGGCGTCCGGCAGACCGCCAACGGTCCACTCCAGCGCCAGGGCGTCATCGTCCAGGCCGAGGTCGACAGAGACCGAGCCCGGCATACCGCCGCCGCGATACTTCTCCAGCTTGCGGGTAAGCTTTGGCAGGGTGACGGATTCAACGACGCCCATATAGCTCAGGCCATCGTTGAACATATTCAGGTATTTAAGTTTGCGTGGTAACGCCATGCTTCAGCTCCTTAGCTGTTAACCGAATCTGACAGGTCTGCCAGATAGGTGTCGGTGATGCGCTGGCGCAGGGTCAGATTTTCCAGCGGCGGGACAGGGGTGTAGTCGTAATCGATATACAGTTTCCCCGCTTTCAGGGTTGATGCATCGTTCGACTCTGGGTCATACCAGCAGGAGCCGTCGACGATATAGCCGTTGGTTTTCAGCTCGCGGAACTTGGCGTTAATACCGGAGACGATATCGCGGATAAGCGTTGGCGTGATGGGTTTATCCATCGCCCACGCGTGCGCTTCCGCCATGGTATCGGCCAGCACCTGTGCGGTACGGGTGTAGTTTTCAAAGACGAATAACGGATCGTCTGAGCAGGTACGGTTACCCCAGAATTTGAAGCCGTCGTTGCGAATCAACGTAGTGACGCCAGCCTGGTTGAGCAGGTTCGCATCGGTGGCCTGTTCCTGCAGATCCCAGGAGACAGAGGCGCTTACGCCCGTAACGCCGTTGACGCCAACGTTTGACAGGGTTTTATGCCAGCCGATTGTCTGGTCGATTTTGGCGCGCAGGCCAAGCGCGCGGGCGGTAGCCCAGGCCGTCGTCGTTGCGTTCGTGGTGGTATCCCATGCCAGAAAATCAGGATGGATAACCATCAGCTCGCGCTGGCTGAAGTTTTTGCGATAGTCGATCGCTTCAGAGATGGTTTTACAACCCCATGCGCTGACATAGCCGAACGCGCGCAGGCTCTGGCACATGGCGGCCAGTGCGGTCGCCACTTCCTGAGAGTCCAGCCCCGGCACGCCGAGAATACGCGGCTTAACGCCGGTTACCGTTTTCGCGGTCAAAAGCGCCTTCAGGCCGGTGTACTTACCGTTTTCATCGGTGGTACCGATGATGTTGGAAACGGTCTGCTTGCGCGCCTCTTCCGGGGTTTCCGCGGTGCCTTCGGCCACACGAACAACAACGACAACCGGTTTGCACTGGTCGGCGATCGCCTGCAGAGAAGCGGACAGCGTCCCCGCCTTACCGGCTTTCGCAATCGCGTTTTGCACGTTGGTAATGAGCACGGGCTCGTTTAAAGGAAATGTCTTGTCGTCAGCATCGCTGGCCGTACAGACCATGCCGATGATTGCCGTCGAGACGGTGGAAATGGTGCGGGTGCCATCGTTGATTTCGATAACTTCCACGCCGTGGTGATAGTCGCCCATCCGGTTAACTCCTTCGTTTAGTGGTGAGGCTATTGTCTGTGGAGCGCGCGATTGATGCGACGTATTGGGGTTGGGGAAAGGATTACACAACAAACGAAAAACCCTCCGGATGGAGGGTTTGGGGTCAGGCAGGACGTTCTGGCCATTCAATCTCTGGTGACATGCTGAGATCCAGCCGGTTTAGCATCACCCGATAGCGTTTCCAGAGTAACAGCATGGCAGCTTCCTCGTCTGCTGCGATACCGAGATCGGAGGCATCCTGGAGGGGGGCAATAACATCCGAAGCTTCGGCAAGCAATTCACCTCTTCTGGTTTCCGCCTGTTGAATTAATTCCTCTCGGGTCAACTGGCGTGGAATAATTTTAGTGCCATTCCATACCCACTCGCCGTGTATATTCAGCCCTTCTGGCACGTCTGTTTGATCAACTTCGGAAACTGACATACCAAGAGGAAAGAGGCGATCAACCTGATTACTGAAAGAGCGAATAATATTATTTTTGTCGTAGCATATCTTTAGGGTGTCGGCCTGAAAGCGTGACATATGGTAATACCAGTCAAGTCCCTCATCTGACTGAAGAAATATAGCGTTAAACAAGAAGTCTTTAAATTCTGGTTCATACTGAACGAAATTTTTAAGTGTAATCATGCTGTATGACCTACAGTAATCCATCCGATATTAGACATGTACTTCTGAATTGGGCGGTAAAAAATAGTATCCCCGCCGGGGTTTTGACCTTCAGCATTCCACCCCGTCATTGCGCAGCCAGCAGGTACCCGCTGCCAACCGTTTTGCGTAATAATAAATGCCCCCTCCGCCCCCATTGCGACATCACGGACAAAGTATTGCAGCGTCCAGTCCTGTCGTGCATAAGGGCTTAAATCCTGCTGAGGGGGTGGATTATTTGATGAGTAAACTCGTACTCTGCCACCAGATTCAAATACACCTTGCCCTGAATAGATATTTCCACTGTTCGCAATCGCGCCATCTGGAGCAACTGTTGCAAGAAGATGATTGTTGAGCCATATAGCAAATCCGGTGGTATCGGTGCCTCCCCCTCTCGTCAGGCCGATGGCCATTGAATTGTCATACCATTCAAACACCGCGCCAGAGACAATCCCACCCGTACCAGGCTGAGCACTTACAAGTGTCGCAGTGTTTCTTTCAGTTGGCAGCGTGCCCACACTGCTAAACCTGAATGTGCCGTTATAACCTCCGCCATTCGCTGACACCGCGCCAACCTCGTCAGGGGTGGGTTTATTTACGGCGTCATACTGTTTTGTCCATGGTGACCACGTACCGCTGTACAGCGTACGAATATATGAACGAGATCCAACATATATTCGGTAAACCTGTGTAATACCTGCGTGTTTAAAAATCTCAAGCGCCCCGGCAACAGCCTCAGGATAGTTTTTCCCGGTTTGCGCCTGCGCGTTTGAGGGTTGATAATACAGTCCCGGTGTGGTGTAGGCATTCAGATCAGCAGCATTACCGATTTCCACAGCCTGAACATTAAAAATATCCTGGGCGGTAATACTGATATCTTCCGTCAGAGTATGTCCGTTAACCTTTCTTCCTGATGGCACACGACCATTAGCATTATCATTAGCAGCCTTTACCGCTTTCGGCGTCGCAGCCAGCACTTCTGAGGAGCTGTCAGTCGCACTACTAAGCTGGGTAAATCCTTTAGCCGTTAGCGTGGCATCAGGATGGCGGCGAGACTGTTCATGATCTTCGAACTTCTCATCCACGTACTCCTGGGTCGCCATTACCGTAGACGTATCTATAGAGAGCTCGACAGAGGCAATATCACTGACCATGATCACCATTCTCACGGTCTGCGCACGCCCAGATCCCTCATCTAACAACGGCTTATAACTTTCCGCCATGTTCCCGACTGCGATCAGTGTACCCGTGTCATCATAGAGACCCATTTCTCGCATCCAGAAACCACCGGTTTCTGGAGGAATGAGAAGTTCGGCAATCACATAGTTACGCTTTTTATTGTCCTGGCTGATTTTATTCAGCGCGTGGCGCCAGACTTCATTCACCAGCTTCGTCTGCCCGGCATCAGGCACCGGCAACGTGCCGCCACCGTCGCCGACCGCCATCGCCGTAAAATTGACTTTCTTGCCGTTCGGGACGGTCGCTGCTGCCAGTTTTTCGGCACCGGCTTTGGTGATAACCGTTTTATATTTCACTGTCATTGTGCTCTCACTTATCCGGGATAAACCGTGATGATGTCGCCGTCATAGCTCAGGGCCCCGGTATAGAGATAACCCGGAATGTCCTGGATGATATTCAGGCCAATAAGGTGGCGGCTGGCAGGCTTCGCATCGGCGATAAGCCTCTCCATTTCGTAATACATTTCCTCGGTGATGCCCGTGTCCAAAACGCCGATATCAAGGCGGAAGGTGCCGGGCGGATCGTTGGTTTGCCACCACTCGGTGACGTTAATCAGATAGCCAAGCGGCTCCACCACGCGGCGCACGGCGCCAATCGTTCCCTTGTGGGCATGAATAAACCACGCCGCGCGGATGACATCTCGCTTGGTGGCCTCCGGCCAGTTCTCATCCCAGCGGTCAACCGAAAACGCCCACGCCAGCCAGGGCAGCAGATTCGCCGGGCAGGTGTCAGCACTCCAGAGATGGCGCAGCGGAACGGGCGTGTTTTCGATATCCGCGCAGGCGCGTGCCGCCGCCACCTCAAGCGGCGAAGAGCCAACCGGTAGAAGACGGGTATTACTCATCGTTTCCCCCCACGGTTACGCTGTAGTGGCTGCACCATGAGGCCTGAGTTTCATCAAGCACAATGTCAGCCGCGGGTGCGGTGAGTTCCACGCGCTGCACCCCTTCAACGTGAAGGGCGGCGTAAATGGCGGACTTGCGGATATCACGTCCAAGCCGATGCTGGGCCGTGATATAGGCCTGTAGCCGGGCCCTTGCCGCATTGAGTACCGGCTCACTTTCGGGACCGGGAAAAAGGAAAAGCGATGCTTCAATGCTGTAGTCAACTATTTTGGCCGACTGGACGGTGACGCGGTCGGCGACAGGCCTGACGTCCTCATCGTTCAGCGCATTGCGAACAACGGTGAGCAGCTCCCCGGACGCCACGCCGTTATTCTCCCGGGAAAGCACAGAGACCGTGACGTTTGCGGGCTGTGGGCTAATTACGGAAATGTCAGCTACCCGACCATCTGCACTCCGACCATGAAACTGATACGCGCCCGTCGAACCGGCCACGCTAAGCCCTTCCGGCGCCTGCTGGATGCGCAGACGAAAATCGGTATCGGACTCCATCACAGCCGGAGTGGGCGGGAACGTGGTGTCATCGGCAGGGGTAATGACCAGACGCGCAAGGTTAGCGTTTGCCCCAATCTGGTCAAGATCGCTGCCTGCGGCATAGGCCAACATAACCGCACGCGCCGCCTCATTAACCCGCTGGCGCCAGATAACTTCCCGGTAGGCGTTCTCCTGCAGCAGCTTCACAATCGGCTCGGATTCCAGGGTCAGCGTCCGTGCAATCGCTTCTCGCTCCTCTTCCGGATAGAGAGAGACAAAAGTAGCCTTTCGTTCTGCCAACAGCGTTTCATAATCCACCTCCTCCACGACATCAGGCGCGGCGAGCTGGCTCAGATCAACAATAGCCATAGCGTTTAACTCAGTGAAATGGTGAAAGAAAAGGATTGTCCGGAGGTCGGGCGCGTGCCGGTGATATCGACATACAACGTCCCGTCGTTCTCCGAACGCTCGAAAGTGATGGCCGTCAGGCTTATCCGCGGCTCCCATTTCTGGATGGCGGAATAGCATGCGGCCATGATTTGCAGACGCAGCGCCGGGCTCTGCGGCCGGTCGATCATCGCCGCCAGCAGCGAGCCGTAATCCCGGCGCATGACCCGCGAGCCGATCGGCGTAACCAGAATGTCGCGCACGCTTTGCCGGATGTGTTCAGCCTCTGAAATGCTAAGCCCGGTCTGCCTGTTCATCCCCCTGTAACGCACCGTCATTGTGTCCCCTTAGTCCAGCTTCCGCCGCTTTGCACACTGCCGTGCGCGTGGTTGTCCACCTGCACCCCGTTGGAGGTGAATTTACCGCCGGAATGCTCAATATTTCCGGCCATCACGCCGCCCTTCTGCACTTCAAGAGAGGCAGTAATTAACCTGTTGGTACACACCACTTCAGGCGTATCCAGCGTGATGCGGGACGTTGACGTCACCCGCACCTCCGGCACGGTGGCGGTCAGCGATTCAGAGGCGGTAATATCAGCCGTTTTAATGCCAGCAACCGTCAGCGCCCCGCGCCCGGGTTCGTACTCGATCACCGCCCCGTCAGGGAACGAGACGTGGAACGCGTCAGGTGACCCGGACGGCGCCGGATGGTCGTCAGAGAAAATGCCGGGCAGCACAAAGGCGGTATCAAGCTCGCCGCCGATGGCCAGCAGCAGCACCTGCTCTCCCTCGGAAGGAGCCCACCAGACGCGCGAACGTCCCGCACGACAGGTTAGCCAGTTCAGCCAGGTGGTTTTCATCCCGCCGGTCTGGACACGACAAAGCCCTCTGTTGAGGTCAACATCGGTCACAACACCGATACGAATCAGATTGCGGATCGCGCGAGCGATACCGT